CATCATCGGAAAACTCGCTGTTCTCACCGTAGAGCGCGTCGTGCAGCATGGCCGGCGTGATCTCGTCACCGTAAAAGACTTCCTCGTCGATATAGCCGTTCAGGTTAATCGTTCTCATTTTGCTCACCTTCTTCCGTTGCCCACACGATCCCCGCGAGAACAAAAAAGACGCACGGTACCGCGACGCTATTCCCATACGCCTTGAACTCTGCGGAATCCGTATGGGGATTTTGCAGCCAGCGGATGATCTGTCGGCGGGTTTTGGGCTTTGTCTTTCCGCCCATGGCCATGCGCCATTCCTCGAAGATCGCTTCCCAGCGGTCTGTTTCTTTGTTGGATGGCGCGGGGCTTTCAAGGTTCTCGCACCAGCCGTCCGGGTAGCCCTGCAGCCGGCAGCACTCGCCGGGCGTAAGGCGGCGCACCAGATAATCCGCGGGAGCGGTAACGGCGCCTGGCCTCTCCGCCACCAGCGTGGGCGCTTTTTCTTCGCCGACGTTCATGCTGTACTGGGCGTTCTGACCAGCAGAAAAACAGGCGCGATCCAGCGCGTAGGCTGGTTCATCCTTTCCGACCACAGGCGGATCCTTGTAATCCCGCGCCATGAGCGGTGGAGGCTTCTCCTCGTCCAGCTGGGTAAAGGAGCCCGTGGTCATGGCGTAAACGGCGTGGCGATCTACCGTATCCAGCGTAAACGCCACCTCACGGTTGACGCCGTCGCCTTGCGGACCGTTCTGCTCCTTGCGTCCGAGCATGGAACCCTGAATGCAGTAGCAGGGCTTTTCTACGGGCTCTACCACCATCATGCCGCCCTGATTCCGATTAGGAGAACAGTCGCTGCAGTCCAGCGTCCGACTGGTATCCGCTTCGTAGACGCCTGCGCGTGGATTCTCCGACAGCATGGCGTGGCTCTGGTCGGATGAAATGCCGAATACCAGCGGCACGGTATTTCCGCCCGTACCCATCCGCGCAGTCAGTGTCTGACAGATGTCATCCTCTTTCAGCCGAATGCGACTGTCGGTAGGATTGAAGTCAATCGCCACACCGGGAACTACGCCAGCGCGGAGCGTGGGGCTTTCTTCCTCCCGGCAGCCAATACTGCGGCTGTCCGCGCTGTGTTCCGTGCAGAAGCCGAAGGCGTTCAGGACACAGGGCGGATGCCGGGCTTCCGCCCGGAGGGTGGGAACTGCGTCACGGGTATCGTCCATGCGCAAGCCGCCCTGATCGTTCAGACAGACGCCTGACGTTCCAGCGCTGCTTTCAGCACCTGGGGTAGCTCCTTTCCGCGCTTTTCCGCCCGGCGGAGTATACCCTGACACGCCTTCGGACTCAAAGAGAACCTTTCCGGCACATTGTCCATCAAGATCGAGGACAGCAAATATACGTTTCCGTCTTTGTGCGACGCCCCAACCCTGCGCGGCGTCGAGGACGCGCCAGGCGAGAGAATAACCGTCGCCCAGGATCTCGCCCGCGTGCAGCCAGCGCCCGTTTTCCGGCAGAGGAACATCTGCCGCGGGGTCTTTGATGCGGATGAGGCTTTCGAGGACGCAGCGGAAATCCTGCCCATGCTGAGAGGACAGGGCGCCCGGCACGTTTTCCCACACCGCCCATCTTGGATATTTTCCATTCGTACTTCTCCTCATCTCGGTAATGATGCGCACGGCTTCATAGAAAAGCCCCGAACGGCTGCCTCCCAGCCCGGAACGCTTTCCCGCGATGGAAAGATCCTGACAGGGCGAGCCGAAGGAAATAATATCTACCGGCTCCAGATTGGCACCGTTCAACCCATGCACGTCTCCGTAGTGTTTCATTTCGGGCAGCCGTTTTTCCGTCACACGGATGGGAAACAGCTCGATCTCCGAAGCCCATACAGGTATGATCCCCGCCATTTTCCCGGCCAAGGGAAATCCGCCAATGCCATCAAAAAGGCTGCCCAGTGTAAGTTTCTTATGCTCCAGACTGATCGCCTCCGTTCTGTGCCGCCTGCGCGATTCGAATCATATTGCCGTTCACCAGATACTCGTTTCCGCCGTCCGCATCGGGGATGGGGTTCATATTCTCCAGCTCCCGGATGTCGTTCGCGCTCATCCAGCCGTTCTGCCGTCCAATGGCGTAGCCCTCCATGCGGGATTTGTAATCGCCCCGCATGAGACCATCCATGTTGACGCGAACGTAATAAACGCCCTTCTCCTTATCGGAAAAGAGCGCACGGTTCATGGCCTGTTCCAGCCGAACGATCCAGGGACGGATGGTGTGTACAGCAAATGAAATGGACTGATGCTCGATATTCGAAAACGTAGCGTGTTCCAGATCACCCACCATATGCGGCGGCACACGATAAATGCGGCAGATCTCTGACACCTGAAACTTGCGCGTTTCCAGAAACTGCGCCTCCGAGTTCGGCATGGAGATGGGTGTATAGGACATATTCTCTTCCAGCACAGCCACACGCCCGGAGTTGTTCGAGCCGCCGTAAGCGGCGTTCCAGCTGTCCCGCAGCTTCTTCGGATCCTTCACCGTATTCGGATGAGTCAGGATGCCGCTGGGCCGTGCGCCGTTGGAGAAAAACTTGCTGCCGTACTCTTCGGCCGCCAGCCCCAGCCCGATGGCATTCTTTTCGAGGGCGATGGGGCTGTAGCCCATGATCCCGTCAAAGCCCAGCCCCGGAATGTGCAGCACGTCCTCCGGGCGCAGCTTCACCGTCTGCCCACCGTTTGCAGAATAGGTATAGGTCAGCGTGCCCGCGCTGTCCCGGTCAACCTCCATACGATCCGGCAGCAGCGGATACAATCCGAGAATCTGGCTCCGCCCGCTGCGGATGATCTGGCAATAGGCGTTGCCCCAGAGCAGCAGATGCGCAAGCATCGTTTCCCGCCACACGAACGAGGTCATCTCGCTGTTGGGTTCGTCATGCAGAATTGGATACAGCGGATGATCCAGCGCCTTAACGCTGCCTTCGCCCTGATTCTGATACACATGCAGCGGCAGGCTGGCGATGGTCTCCGCGATGACCCGCACGCAGGCATAGACCGTGCTCATCTGAATGGCGGTACTTGCCGTGACGGCTTTACCTGCGGCGCTGGGGCCAAAATAGAACGTAGGCGCGGAACTGACCGAATCTGTCGCGCCGGGCTTGTCCCGGGCGCGGAACAGGCGAGTAAATGGATTTTTCATGGATTCCTCCTGTGGTTTGCTTACAGGCCGCCGCCCGTTTTCTTATCGTGGCAGCTTTTGCACAGCGGCTGCCAGTTGTTTTCATCCCAGAAAAGCGCATAATCGCCGCGATGGGGTACGATATGATCGACCACGGTCGCGGGCGTCAGCACACCGCTTTTCAGGCATTCGGCGCACAGTGGATGCCGGGCCAGAAACGCCTTCCGCGCCTTTCGCCAGCGTGCGTCATACCCTCGAGCCGCTGCACCGCCGCGCAGGCGGTCTGAGGAATAATCAGAATGCTCCTCGCAGTAGATCCCCTTCTCGCAGAGATTGGGACAGCCGGGATAACGGCATGGGCGTTTGGGAGTTCTCGGCATATTCACCTCACAGCAGCAATAAGCCGCGGTCGTTGTACACGGAATCGCTGCCGTTCTGGTTTTTCATCGCCCGATCCAGCGCCATGACCAGCGCTACCGCGCCGTCGATCTTCTCCGTGGACTTTTCTTTGTCCAGCTTCAGATTGCCGGCAGGATCGGTACGCACGTAAGCATTATCGAAATTCCAGCGCAGTACGGGGTGCCCGCCGTGATTGAGCCGGTGTTCCAGTACGATGCGCATCAGCTCTTTCGTCGGAGGCGACATGTCGCGAAAACCCTGTCCGAAAGGAATCATCGTAAACCCGTCGTCCTCCAGAGCCTGCACCATCATCGTGGCGTTCCAGCGGTCATAGGCGATTTCCCGGATGTTATAGCGCTCACCCAGATCACAGATGAATTTCTCAATGAAGCCGTAGTGAACGACATTGCCTTCGGTGGTCTGAATAAATCCCTGCCGTTCCCACTGGTCGTACATCACATGATCCCGCCGGACGCGCAAAGCAAGCGTATCCTCCGGAAGCCAGAAAAAGGGCAGCACCATGTAGGAATCGTTTTCATCCCGCGGCGGGAAAACCAGTACCAGCGTCGTCAGATCGGAGGTGGAAGACAAATCCAACCCGGCGTAGCAAGCGCGCCCTTCCAGCTGATACGGCTCGACAACGCCGCCGCATTCATCCCACTTGTCCATGGGCATCCAGCGCACAGACTGCTTCACCCACTGATTCAGGCGCAGCTGGCGGAACATATTCTCATCCGCCGGCGTTTCCAGCGCCTTGCGATAAGCGTCCCGCACCTTGTCGATGGTAATGGTGTATCCCAGCGAAGGATTGCATTTGTACCAGTTCTGTTCGTCCTGCCAGTCCGCGTCATCGGGAAGCCCGTAGACCACGGGGTAAAAGCGCGGATCGTGCTTGCGCCCTTCCAGAATATCCAAAGCCTTCTGGTGTACCTCCCAACAGACGGAGTTGCGGTCGGTACCAGCCGTGGTAAGGAAAAACCACAGGGGCTGCCTGCGGGCGTCGCCCGAGCCTTGCGTCATTACGTCGTACAGCGCACGCGTCGGCTGGGTGTGGAGCTCATCAAAGATGCAGGCCGAAACGTTCAGACCATGCTTGGTCGCAACCTCCGAGGAAAGCACCTGATAAATGCTGCCCGTAGGCTGATAGACCATGCGTTTGGTGGAGGGGATGATCTTGATCAGCCTGCTCAGCGTGGGGTTTTGTCTGACCATATCCACCGCCACGTCAAACACGATGGCTGCCTGCTGACGATCGCTGGCGCAGGAGTAAACCTCCGCCTTCCATTCGTCATCGTTAATGAGCATATTGAGCGCCAGCGCCGCGCCCAGTTCGGATTTTCCGTTTTTCTTGCCAATCTCGATATACACCTGATTGTACTGCCGCATGGAGGGGTCTTCGTCCCGGACTGTGCCGAATACATCGCGGATAATCTTTTCCTGCCATGGCAGCAGCCTGAAGGGCTTTCCGTGGAATTCGCCTTTCGTATGTTTGAGGTATTCAATAAAGCGGATGACGCGACGCGCTTTCTTCTCGTCAAACATCATCCTGCCACCCGCCCTTCAGCAGCTGCGCCATGGGATCGTCGTCGCTCTCCGCCGCGCCGCCGCTGGCGACAATGCGGGCACGGCAGGCCGGAGTCAGACCGAATTCCGTGGCGAAGGACTGCATGATTTTCAGGTTCTGCTGGGCAATGGAGACCTGCGGAACCTGCTGCACATACCCGGACGGCGTCTTGAAGATGGAGCCATGCTGGGTGATGAAATCCTCAGCTTCGCGCCACCGGGCATACGCCTGACAGTACCCGGCGAAGGCGGTCAGGTCGGCCATGGTCAGCACGCCCATGGCTTCCAGCGAAGCCGCCAGCCGTTTCCATTCCTTTTTCGCCTCGGGGAGCAGCCACGACGGGCACTTTACGCCGCCCCTGGGCGGGATGGGCTCATGCTCGTTGAGCGGCCGCCGTCCCTTGCCCCGGTCGCCTTCCAGCACCTTCAGCGCCGTGGGCTTCGGCTTTCTTCCTGCCATCGCCATGAGAATCGCCTCCCTTCCACGCTTTTAGAACAATTTGATTATTCGTGTTCACTATTCTGCGAAGCAACCGCGTCATAGGACAGTTCCTCTCCATTCCGCAGCAGCCGGATATTCTCCGCTCCATACTCGTTTGCGAACCTCATTACTATGGCTGTGGCGTACTTCGGATCCAGCTCCATGGTTCGGCAGATGCGGTCTGTCTGTTCGCAGGCCATGAGCGTGCTGCCGCTGCCGCCGAACAGATCCAGCACGATGCTGTTGGGCGCGGAGCTGTTTTTAATGGGGTATGCTAACAGCGGAATGGGTTTCATGGTGGGGTGCTCCTTGCTGCGCTTGGGTTTATCGAAATTCCAGATGGTGGACTGCTTGCGATCCGCGAACCAGCGGTGTTTCCCGTTGGGCAGCCAGCCGAATAGTACCGGTTCGTGCTGCCACTGATAGGGGCTTCTGCCCAGCACCAGCGAATTCTTCACCCAGATGCACACGCCGCTGATATGAAAACCGGCTTCCTTAAACGCACGCCGGAAGTTCAGCCCTTCCGTGTCTGCGTGAAAAATGTAGGCGCTGCCGCCCTCGGCCATATGCGCGGCCATGTTGCGGAACGCCGCCAGCAGAAATTCATAGAACTGCCCGTCCGCCATGCTGTCGTTCTGTATCTTCTTTCCATCCGCGCTCTCGTAGGCCACGTTATAGGGCGGGTCCGTCACGACGAGGTTGGCCTTATCGCCGTCCATAAGGCGCGCCACGTCCGTTTCATTGGTAGAATCGCCGCACATCATCCGATGCCTGCCCAGCAGCCAGATATCGCCGGACTGAACGAAC